CTAACAAGTTAAGAAAGAAGTATACATTAGTTAAGAATGGTGAGAAGATTAAGTTTCTATATCTAAAGACACCTAATCCTGTTAAAGAGAATGTTATATCATTTCCTGATTATCTACCAGAGGAGCTTAAGATGTCCGAGTATATTGATTATCCATTACAGTTTGAGAAGACATTCCTCGATCCTATTACACCTATCTTAGATGCAATTGGGTGGTCTATAGAACCTAAAGCAACACTCGAATCATTCTTCTCTTGACATTTGATATAAACTATAGTATAATATACATATGACAAATATAAATCAACTATCAACAAATCAACTTGTATCTTATTATATGATGAGCTCGTATATATACTATGTTGCTAATTCGTTCTTAGAGTCACCTCTGTCTGATACTGAATATGATGACTTATGTAAAAGATTGTTAAGTGAATGGGATGATGTAGATCACCCACACAAGAAGTTAATAGATTTCGAATCATTAACAGCAGGCACTGGATTCTATCTTAAAGACTATCCTAGGATAGTAAAGAATGCGGCTGTAGACTGGGTAGAGAGTTGTACTCCTCTATGACATATTCATTAACTATATTCAAGAATCTATTTGATAACAAGACACATAAACGAATGGACTTTGATCATTTTAGAGATATGGAATCATTACTATATCAATTATCAACTGAAAGTCGTGCGTCTAAAGCAACCTCTCCCTTAATATCACCTGCTATATATAATGAGGGAGAGAAACGTAATAATGATTCTGTACTATCATGGTCATGGGCTGCATTAGATGTTGATGATCATGAGTTACCTGCTTCACCAAGAGGGCTAGAAGAAGAACTATATAAAAGGTTTGGGCATTATTACTATGTGTGCTATTCAACCGCATCTTCACGACCTGACTATCCTAAGTTCAGATTAGTCTTTCCATTGAAGTATGCGGTACATGCTAAAAACATTAGGCATTTCTGGTATGCATTGAATACAGAGTTTGCAGGTCTTGGGGATCCACAAACTAAAGATTTATCTAGAATGTATTATGTTCCCGGTCAATACTTAGATGCATATAACTTTATCTTTTCAAACAAGAGTGGGAGTTTCATTAACCCTACCGAATTAATGAAGGATGTAACATATATAGACAAGTCAAGATCCTCTAACTTCTTAGATATGTTACCACTTGATATGCAAGAACAAGTAATAGAACACCGTAAGTCTAAACTAGTTAATAAGGATAAGTATAATTGGACATCTATCTCAAATTGTCCATTTATTAATAAGAAGATGTTATCCGAGTATTCTACTATATCAGAAACAGGATGGTATCATAAGATGTATCAGATGATGGTATCTATATCATTCAATGCAATTCGTAAAGAATATCCTATAACAGCTGAAGAGATAGAAGTATTAATGAGAGAGTTAGATTCACGCACAGGTTCATGGTATATAAAGCGACCTATATTAAAGGAAGCAAATTCAGCATTAAACTATGCATATAAAACACAATCACAGAAGGGAATATAATTATGTATGAATACAAAGCTAAATTGATAAGAGTAATCGATGGAGATACTATTGATGCTGAAATCGATCTAGGGTTTAAAATCTTTATTAAAGAACGTATTAGATTTGCAGGTATTGATACACCAGAATCTAGAACTAGAAATAAACATGAAAAGTCTTGGGGATTAGCAGCTAAGTGTCGTGTAAAAGACCTTTTACATGATGAGAACGAGGATTTTATATTAACTACCTCAATTCAAAAGAAAGGTAAGTTTGGTCGTATCTTAGGTTCTATTGTATTGAATGATGGAACTGAAGTATCTGAAGTGTTGTTGTCGGAGAAACTTGCTATTCCATATGAAGGTGGTAATAAAGATGAATCAAGAGAGAAGCATGGGGTAAAGGAATTATGGGAAATGAACTTTTACGATACTGGACCTGGATGGTTGGAAAAACAAAATGAGGATTAGATAATGAGTTTAATGGAAAAATTGAGAAAGAATTCTAAGATAAAAGGAACTGATATATTGTCAGATTCTATGTTATTTAAGAATACGGATATGGTTAGGACAGATGTACCAATGATGAATGTAGCATTATCGGGTGATATTGATGGTGGATTATCTGCAGGTCTTACAGTATTAGCAGGACCCTCTAAGCATTTTAAAACATCATTTGCATTAAAGATAGCATCAGCTTATCTAAAGAAGTATGATGACGCTATCTTATTGTTTTATGATTCAGAGTTTGGATCACCGCAAGAATACTTTGAGCAGTTTGATATTGATACCTCAAGAGTTCTACATACACCTATTACAGATGTAGAGGAACTCAAGTTTGATTTAGTATCACAGCTTGAAGAGATTGACCGTAAAGAAAAGGTTATTGTTATTATTGATTCTATCGGTAACTTAGCATCTAAGAAAGAATTAGAAGATGCTAAATCAGGTAAATCAGTTGCTGATATGTCGCGTGCTAAAGCACTTAAAGGATTGTTTAGAATGATTACACCATATCTAACAATGCGTGATATACCAATGATGGCAGTTAATCATACATATAAAGAAATTGGGTTGTTTCCAAGAGATGTAGTATCTGGTGGTACAGGTATATATTACTCAGCAGATAATATATGGATTGTGGGACGTAGACAAAACAAAGCTGGTACAGGGGAGATAGAAGGTTATGACTTTATTATCAATATTGAAAAATCAAGATTTCTTAGAGAGAAGTCAAAGATTCCTATTAAAGTTGAATTTAATGGGGGTATTTCAGAATACTCTGGATTATTGGATATTGCTCTCGCTTCTGGTGATATTGTAAAACCAAGCAATGGGTGGTATCAAAGAGTAGATAAGGAAACGGGTGAACTTATTGGAGCTAAGATGCGTGAAAAGCAAACTAGAGAACCTGAACTCTGGGAATCAATCTTTAAGGATACAGACTTTAAAGAGTTTGTAAAGAAATCATACAAGTTGGGATATGCAGATAATATCTCAGAATTAGACTTGACAATAGATGAGGAATAGTGTATAATGGGTACTAATACAGAAGAAGATTATCAATCTGACGATTATTTGGGAATTTCTATAGATGGGGGTGATTATACCTTTGTAGAAGGTCACGATCAAGAGCAATGGACTATTAGATTGAAGACAGGTCAGTTTAAAGATACCTTTTACCAATATGGTAAGATTAAAGTACATGAGTCTGATGATAAGGATCCTATACTTAAATTCTCTTATAAGATATTAGAGTGTGATGGGGATATCGATGCTATATCCGCTGATAGGAAATTCTTAGATCATATCTCTGCAGTTTTAAAACATATACTAGAGGATAGCTTACTAAATGATACAAACAACAATACTGAAGAACTTAATACAGAATGATGAATACACAAGACAGGTTATACCGTTCCTAAAGAATGAATATTTTGATTCGTCACATCAATCTTTATTTAAACTAGTTATTGAGTTTGTTAATAAATACAATTCACTACCTACTAAAGAAGCATTTGTTATTGAACTTGAAGATAATTCAGAAGGTATATCTGATGTAGGTGAGTTTACTGGTATATTAGAGTCTGTATTCCAACCTTTAGATACTGAAACTGATAAGAAATGGTTACTTGACACTACAGAGAAGTGGTGTCAAGACAGGGCTATTCATATTGCCATTATGGACTCCATAGGAATCATAGATGGTCAAAGTAAGGAGTTAACAAAAAATGCAATCCCTGACATATTATCTGACGCTCTTGCAGTTTCCTTTGATAGGAATATTGGTCATGACTATCTCGATGCTTCTGCTAGTAGGTATGATTTCTATAATAGAGTCGAGAAGCGCGTACCGTTTGATCTCGACTACTTTAACCAGATTACAAAAGGTGGTCTTCCGAATAAAACATTAAATATCTGTATGGCTGGCACTGGTGTAGGTAAATCCTTATTCATGTGTCATGTAGCTGGTGGTGCATTAATGCAGAATAAGAATGTATTATACATAACACTAGAGATGGCAGAAGAACGTATTGCTGAACGTATAGATGCTAACCTTATGAATGTATCATTAAACGATATTGAGTCTATAGGACAGAAAACTTTTATAAATAAAGTAAAGAAGATATCACAAAAGACTACTGGTAAGTTAATTGTTAAAGAATATCCTACAGCATCAGCTCATGTAGGTCATTTCAGAGCTCTCCTTAATGAACTAAAGTTAAAGAAGAACTTTATACCAGATATTATCTTTATTGATTACCTTAATATATGTGCATCAAGTCGAATTAAAGGGTTAGGAGGTTCTGTTAATACCTATTCTTATATTAAATCGATTGCAGAAGAACTGAGAGGTTTAGCTGTAGAGTTTGATGTACCTATTCTCTCCGCAACACAAACAACAAGATCTGGGTTCTCTAACTCCGATGTAGGTCTTGAAGATACCTCTGAGTCATTTGGTCTACCAGCAACAGCAGATATGATGTTTGCTTTGATATCAACAGAAGAACTCGCTAATCTAAATCAGATAATGGTTAAACAATTAAAGAACCGTTATGCCGATTTAGGTGCTAATCAACGTTTTGTTATAGGTATTGATAGACCTAAAATGAGATTGTATGATGTTGAAGCATCAGCACAATCATTAATACAACCAGCTCAAGGAACATCTAATGCTCATGTTCCTACACAAAAGACATTAGATACCGCGGGGTTTAAGTTTTGACAGATGAACAAAAAGAATTAACACCAGATGAACGAATAAAGATATGTAATGATTGTGAACATAAAAAAGGTCCTATATGTGGTAAATGTGGTTGTGTTCTAGCCTTTAAGACGAAACTTAATGGATCTCGATGCCCTATAGATAAATGGTAAACACTTAATATAATTATAAAAAGGATATAAAATGAAAGCAGAATATATTGATCACATGGGAGATGATATCTCAGTTGTTAACTCAGCTAGAGTATCATTTAATAAAACTTCTGAAGGTGTAGGAATAGATAACTATGTTGATGAGCAAGATGATGAAGGACTATGTACGTTATCTGCATTTGTTCCAATCTTAAACAAAGCAGATACAAAACTGATTAACTTTCTAGCAAAGCATAATCACTTTACACCATTCACACATGCTACAGTTACAATGAGAGAAACAGTACCTATCTTTGTAGCACGACAACGTTTTAAACACGTTATAGGGTTTAGTTATAATGAGATATCTAGAAGGTATGTATCAGATGAACCTAAGTTCCATGTTCCTGAGAATTGGAGATATAGACCTAAGAATGTTAAACAAGGATCCTCTGATACTGAGTTTGTTACTACCTTTAAGAATGATATGGATTATATCTGGAGTCTTAAATCATCTGATTCTATTACAGATAATTACCACACATATCTTATTAAAGCAAAACAACTATACACAGAGATGTTAGAATCAGGTGTATGTCCTGAGCAAGCTCGTATGGTTCTTCCACAGTCTATGTTAACTGAATATTATGTAACAGGATCATTAATGGCGTGGGCAAGAGCATATAATTTAAGAAAGAGTCCAACTGCACAGTTAGAGATTCGTGAATTAGCTAATCAATGGGATAGGGTAATGTCAAAACTATATCCTATATCATGGGAAGCATTAACTTCAAAATAAATGAAAATAGTTCTTGACATTGTATGTGTATATTGTTATAATAAGTTATAAGAGTTAAGAAAAGAGGTAAAGATGCCAAATACATACCTAGTAATTGAAGATGTTCTTAAAAAATGGGAAGTAAAAGAGGATATTGGTCACGAGGAATACAATAGGGAAGCTGTACAGCAATATGAAAAGGATAATGATATCTTTGAACTGTTCTACGGTTATATAGCATATAAAAATAACAGAGGAATACTATGAGTGAATGGACAAAAGAGTTTATAATGAAACATACAGCCGCCGGCCTACATAGGTGGGCGTTTTGGATTGAAGGTATAATAATTGGTTTTGTAGTGGCAACACTATGGAATTAGACAGAGGAAGATTATGACTTTAGAAATAGCATTTTTATTATTATTAGTAGTGGCATGTTATTTTTCATGGAAGCGGGGAGAAGAGGAAGGGAGTCTATTAGGGATAGAGGCTGGAGTTTATTCAACATTACATAATCTTGAATCAAGTGGTGTTATAAAGGTAATAAACTATGATGATGGCGGATCTATCATTAAAGCTATGTCATTTACAGAACTTCATGTAAATGCCAATGGAGATGTAAAAACTATTATTAATCCATTAACAAGTAAAGAGGATTCTATATGCGAGGAAAAGAAGTAATTGCGGATTGGACATCAAAGAGATGGCATTCATCACATAATTGGCATACTGGTACAGGTAAGTTCATTAAACGACTTCTAGCAAAGAAAAGTCGAAGAGAATGTAAAAAAACACTTGACAAGTATGACACAATGTAGTATACTATAGTTATGGTATTTAGTTTTATTAATAAGAAAATCACATTTGACCCAACACTAACATTACAATGGTTTGTTAGTGTTGGGGTCTATATTGTTTTTACTCTAGTTAGGAGTCTTATAGGATGGTAAAGTTATTTAAAGAAAATGATTGGGTAGCCGCATATGATTTTGAACCTATGCCTGATAGGAAAGATGCTTATGTTGCTGGTATTATTACTGAAGTAAAAGAGTCTACTTACGTTATTAAAGTGAAAAAGGACACTATGTTTCCGGAAGGTTCTAGGACTGTAGTGGAAGCGCCTAAACAAGATAAGATGTTATGGGATTTTGAAGATAGAATAAGAGAGTGGCCGTTTAAAGCAGTAAGTGATAATAATGAATTGATGAGGAGAGGTTATAATGATGAAGTATAATACAAGATTTTGGATTCTTAATATGTTTCTTCCTTTCTTAATGGGATTGGTTTTAATGAGTGTGCTTCTGTTTCCTAAACCAGCATGTGCATCACACCCACATGAAGAACCAGAACCACCTAAACTTAATATAAAGAAATCCTTTGTATCTCTATTATCAACAATGGAGAGTGGGCTAAGAACTAATAAGATTGATGAAGAACGACTGAGGTTGGACTTTGCTGATATCTTAAAGGAAGTTAGAACTCAAATCATTAAAAGTCCTTAGGGACTTTTTTTTTGACTTTCATAATAGTATAAATAAGTATTAATGTATTAAATAATATGAGAACTAAAGATGCACACATTTAAACAACATATCATAGAAGCAAAGAATACTCATATGACACACATCGAAGACCTTGTTCTTGATGGTGGTGTTGAGGGAACTAGAGCTGCTATTAATGCCCTAAGAGCGCTCCGTGATATGTTAGCAGGTACATCATCAGGTTCTCATTCTGTCACAGTTAAGTGGGATGGAGCTCCAGCGGTATTCGCAGGTACTGACCCCACGGATGGGGAATTTTTCGTTGCTAAGAAAGGTATCTTTAATAAGAACCCTAAGGTAT